GCAGTAATTTTTCCTGAAATATCGGCATTGCTCGAAGTTAATTTACCATCATACCCAACTCTAAAAGGAGCAGAATTGCTATCTTCTCCGCCTGCCCAAAAAGCCTGATTTCCGCCAATACCAGTACACGTAGAGCCACTTCCAGTGGTGAGCCATTGATCAGTAATCTCATATTTACCAATCGTACCTTCCGTAGCAGTAATCTCACCACTCAAGTTCGCATTCGTGGCAATCAAATTACCATTTGAATCCCAACTCAAATTAGGACTTGTAAAGCTACCATCACTCAGATTTAAGAATGATCCCTGCGTACCACCAGAAGAGATGTAGTTGCGAGATTTGATGGCATCTGTTGCGATTTTGTCTGCTGTGATGGAATTGGTGTAAATCTTGCCGCCATCAATCCATGTAGTATTAGTTGTCCAATTTGATACCAAACTAGCTTGCGGAAGATAGTCTTCAGGGGCTGGAGTCCAGTCTGTTGCTTTATTTCCTTTTTCAACTTTAAAGCTCTTTACCTGTACTGATCCACTTTGGATATAATCAGTTCTAATACCACAAGCCCAATATTCGTTTTTTACATGATATTTACTTAGTACGACAGAATATAGAAGTTCATATACTCCGCTCCCAGACAATGTCGGTCTAAGAGTTGATGGAAAATTCCCGCCGTCCCAAAGCGTAACATTTCCATATCCTTGCAACCATATTTGTATTGTTTTCCCACTTGCTGCTACAAGATTATCATATTTAATATACATATGAACTGTTATCGTATTGCCTACTTTTAGATTATCCAAATAAACTCGTCCAATATCAAAACAAGTGTTAGCACTACCAGTAAAATTTGTGTATGGTGTACTATATTCGTTAGATGTACCTCTTGCCAAGTTCCTGCCACCAACTTCTAAAACATCAACTTTGCTCTGCGCTACTTTCCCGATCTCATTTTTGGCATCCGTATTTAATCCATTAAAAGTAACCAAACCATGCATATTAATAGCAGATGCTACTAATGTTGCGGTCCGATCAGTCAGTTCGAAATCAGTTGAACTTGTACCAGACTTGACCAGCCAATTGAATTTATCAGCTGTTTGAGTTGCTACGGTTTCTGCTGCTGTGATTTGCTGATTTGTGTCCTCTGGTGCGATTGTAAAATCAGTTGCTTTATTTCCCGTTTCCAATTTCGGATGATAGAAATAAATAGCTGATTTACCAACAAAATTAAACCAATACATGTCAACAGTATTTAAATCATTAGCGATGGTAATTGTATATGTATATCGTTTCCATGTTGTTGTCAAGTCAAACACTTTAGTATAATTACCAGTAATACACGTTTGAATTTGTGATCCTGATGCAGCATCTGATTTAGCATAGAACGAATACGTATATTGCCCCGATTTAAAATAAGTATGTCGTTCTTTTGGTTCTAGCCAAGCGGCGCCATACGTCCCTTCAGAATTAACAATTTTAATTGCTTTTGAACCACCGTCAGGATCTGATTGTCCATAAGTAATCGCAAGTTTAGTTCCTTTAATCCATGTACTCATGGTATCAGCATCTCTTAACAGATTCCTGCCACCAATCTCCAGATTATCATACTTAGCTTCAGTAGCAGAAACTCGTGTGGTTAGCCCACTTAAGCTTGTTTCGATCGTAGTTGTCCTGGATGATACCGCTGCAATTGACTGATCCTGATTGTTTAACTTTGTTGTATGTTCGCCAATCGTGGTTTTCATACTGTTTACTGTATTAACAGTCGAATTGTAATTGTCAATTAGCGTGTCGTAATTTCCTTTGATCGTTGTGCTGTCTGAAATCAATGTCGAAATCTGTCCCTGCATTACACCAATGGATGTTGTGTGAGATGATATGATTTCATTTGTATCTTCTGGTGCTGGAGTCCAGTCTGTGGCTTTGTTTCCTTTTTCTACTTTAAGATCTTTTATCAACCAAGTGGCTTTATAACCCTTACCTTCTGGGTTACATCTAGTTCCAATTCCGATTTGTCCATCATCATTCAATACCATTGATGCTTTATACGTTACCCAAGTATCTTGAGTTGGTTTTGGAGATGTTAAGGAACTGGTAGCATATGGATTTGTACCAGTCTCATTTGCAATTAATAAATCATATCCATCTGATGCTGTTGTTTCAGACTTTACGTTTTTAGCTTTGAAGCTAATAGTAATTATTTGACCTGCATATTCTGTTAATCCAGTATAACGAGCTACATGCCAACCATTAGTAGCTACTAATTTATAAATTCGTTCTTCCGTACTATAAGCGGTAAAAGAACCAGCCCACCCATTTTGCTTCCAATTAGAGTTAATTTCCGCTTTTGATGAACCAATGATTAAATTCCTTCCACCAACTTCAATGTTATTAACAGTAGTCTCTAGTGTATTAAATACAACATCAAGGGTCTGATTCCTATCGTCAAACGCGACAGTTGAAGATTTTAGCTTCGTCGCGGAACCATTAACCTCTTTAATAACACTGTTGATATCCAGTTTTGAACCGGCAATATTTGCATCATCAGCTACAACACTATCTCTAATGATCTTTCTCTGAATCGTTTTCTCTGTAGCTCCAAGTGCATCCCATATCAGATTTCCATTCTTGTCCCAGACAGACATACTGTAATCGTTCGAAGCATCTTTTCCGATTTGGACTCTGACACGGTTTGCATCGGATATCTGAATAGTGTTATCACTCCATTTTGACTTACCATCAGAACTATGTACCGTCAGATTTGTTGTATTAATGTCCATGCCTGTGATCTTATCAAACGACAGATTCTCAATCATAGCATTTTTGATCATACCGTTTTCGATCGTCGTATTCTTCGATGTCAATGTTAAGTTCTGAATGTTGTCAGACGTAAGATTCCCGTTTACTAATGTATTCAGATCAGCATAATCACTTTCTAATACTCCAACTCTGCCAATTGCTGCATTGAGGTCCGTGATCGTAGCTTTTGTTGCAACTAGTTTATCGATCTCTGCATCTTTTGTTTTCAGCTTTGTAATCTCAGCGTTGGTAGTATTTAAATTCGTAATCGTTGCATAAGTAAGTTTTGCATCTGTAGCTTTTAGGTAATCAGCCTCAATATTCGCAATTCTAGCATTCGTTGCATTAAGATTCGTCGCGGTTGCTTCTTTAAATGTTGCATGGTCAGATTCTAAGGTGTTGATTTTTGCATTTGATGCCTGCAAGTCATCTGTGAATGTCTGTTTAAAATTTGCCACATCAGTTTTTAAAGTTTCAAACTCACCTGTTTTAAATTTCAAAACATCTCCAGACAAATTCTTGATCGTTGCATTTGTTGCTGTCAGATTATCCACCATGAGTTTTTTTACAAACGCTAATTCGTACTCAACTCGTTCTGCCATTTCGGTTATAGGACCTTTTGTGTCAGAATCATCTTCCTCAGCGGTATTCCCATAGCTTGCAATTGTCTGCATCAATCCACCGTCATAACTTGTTATCAATGATATGATCGGTATTGTAAATTTCGTGCCATCATTTTTTACAGCAGTAACAATATCTCCGATATCAAGCCTCGTATCTCCGATAAATCTTAATGCTGCAGGCGTGAATACTAAGCCTTGGACAGTATTGTAAACACCGTCTAATATACTCTGTGTCATAACCGGATTTTGCATACTTATGCCGGTAGCTCCTGATCCAGATGAAAGTGTCTGATCTGAGTTATCACATATCAGTCTTTTGATACTGAAACTTTCTTCTGTTTCTTGCAGATCGTTATAAAATATATTGCTTGGAATCTCGTAATCAATACCCTGATACCATCGAAACTCGATCATTCCAGTTCTTCCACATATAGCAAATTTGCCGAATAATCCTGCGATAAATCCGATGGTTTCTTTGTATGTATATCCATCAAAAGGATTTACATATGTTGTGATCACTTCGCTTTCCTCGGTTTCTTCGTTGTAATCACCCTCCTCAATGATCGCTCTTTGATTAATCTGGATTCCTCGTTGTAATGTAGATGTATCAATCGCCACGCCTGTCATCGTGCTGATTTCAGCCAATACATCTACTGCATCAACTGGATATCCTAATTTGGAATAATATGCCCCATTGCATCTGCTTGCTAATCTGTCATATGCGGTAAACGTAACCTTGTTGCTTTCAATCTTGGGATTCTGGATCGTATATAACCCCATCGGAATATATTCCATCTCTCCATCGACTTCCACGCCGATCTCCAAGCTGACTTCTTTTCCAGACAATGCAATTCCTTTATTCTCAATCGTTGCCTGAACATAGCTCGCCACTGCACTCCCGATCGTTATTTCTTCCGCACCAGACGTTATTGTAAAATTCTTTACAGATTCTACTAATACTTTTTCGTTCTCCAGAAGCCTTGTATTAAATTTTCTGTTTGACCCTGCTATTGCATCGCCAAATTTTTTACTTGCCTGATACATATAGCATCACCTCCGGCTAGTCTTCGATCATAAACATCAGGTCTTCAATATCGGCTACAGATGGGATGTCATAGCGATCTGCATTTTCACATCGTTCAAGTTCTGCGAATGAAACTTTCATGATATCAATATCAGTATCCACTTCCTGCAGTTCTTTGATTTCTTCATTTACAATCTCTTTGCTTTCATCTGTCATTTCATACTGGTTTTCTTTCACGATCGGCTTATCGTCCTTATCTTTTTCTGCGTATCGTTCACAGATCTTAAGGCGGTTTTCATCATATTCTTCGATCGCTTTTCGGAATGCTTTCATATTTTTAGAAATTGCATATCCTAATTTTGCCGTGTAAACTTTGCTTGACTGTTTTACTAATCCTTCGTGGATTCTCATAATCTCTTTTAACTTCATTTCCATCTCTCCTATTTCTGCACGATCTGAACGCTCGCACTTTTATAATAATAAATACCATCTCCGATATACCCCAGATGTTCTTTTGTAAGAGTTCCGCGGTATACAGTGATGGTATGTGTTGTTCCCATGTCTCTAAATGTGATCGGAAAGAATCCTTTCACAAGATTATTTTTTATCTTCTTAACTTCGGACTCTGTGAGGACTCCCCACTTGATATCCAATGTCTTTTTCTCTGCAATTGCTTCTCCGATCATATCTCCTGATGATGATCGTTCGGTATTGGCACTCCAGATGATTTCGTCTGAAGTGCTTAGTTCAACCGGCTCTGGTAATGCAGTGTTTCCACATGTCAGTGTTGCCATCTTATTTCTCCTTAGATCAGGATCGGTCGTTTGCCGGCTCTGATATCTGCGTTGTTGTTGTCATTTACGGTTTTAGTTATTTTCTTCCCATCCAGGTAAACATCTGTATCAATAGATTTGACAGCATTGATCAGTTCCATGAGCAGGCGGATGATTTGATCATCTTTACTGCTGCCACCAGATAATTCTGCTGCTTTCTTTGCCATGGCGATCATCTTATCTTCTGGTGCTACGACCTCACCTTGATGGCGGTTATCTCCGATCATGGCTAGCTGTGGGGTGTTTTTCTTTACGTATCCACCTTGAGCAAGATGCTTAATTGGATTTTTGCCAAAAATCTTTGCTTTACTTAAAACTCCATTTAATTTATCAATGATATGTGTATTTACCCATCCTTTAACAGAATCAACCGCTGTTTTTACTCTTGCCGTCAATGTTACAGTTTTTGATTTTAAAGAGTTCCAACCTTTTCTTATCTTTGATATTGCACTTGTTGCTTTATTCTTTGCGTATGCTTTTAATGTTGCTGTTTTATCTTTAACTGTCTTAAAAGCATTTTTTATTGACGTTAGACCTTTTCCTGCCTTATTTTCAGCCTGCCCAATAAGAGTTACTGTTTTATCTTTTACAGAATCCCAAGCTCCCTTAAGTTTTGCAATTACACCAGATGCTTTTTCTTTCGCTTCCGCAATTAATTCAGCACCCCTGTCTTTGATAGATTCCCATCCAGATTTTAATTTATCAATTGCTCCTTCTGCCTTTTCCTTAGCAGTCGCAATTAATTCAGCACCTCTGTCCTTAATATTCTCCCAAGCATTATGCAATTTTTCTAATGTACCTTGAGCTTTTTCTTTTGCTTCAGCAACTAAAGTTGTCGCACGATCTTTGATGGATTCCCATCCTTCTTTCAGATTTGCGATCGCACCATCTGCCTTTTCTTTCGCTTCTGCTACCAATGATGCCGCTTTGTCTTTAACGGACTCCCAACCTTCTTTTAGGGTGTTCAGCGCACCTTTAACCTTTTCTTTGGCTTCAGCTTCCAGTTTAGCTTTCTTGTTCTTGATGCCTTCCCAAAGTTTTTTGATTGATTGGATTGGATGAATGTTCTTCTTCGCCCATTTCCATAGATTTTTAAATCCTGTAGCAATTCCAATCAAGAATTTTCCAAACTTGGTTTTCTTAATTTTTCCCCAGTTTTTATAAATCAAAATACCTGCAGCAGCTAAAGCTGTGATCGCTACAATTACTAATCCAATTGGACTTGTAAGAAACGCCATTGCTATTCCAAACGCTTTCGTAACAACTGTGGCAATTGAACATGCTGCGCTCCATGCTTTTGTAGCAATTGTCATTGCTGTCTGTGCTACTTTAGTCGCGATCATGATAGCTTTATTCTTGATCATCTGTGCTGCTTGTTTTACAAATTCTACTGTTGTTTTTGCAATTCCGACAGCTAAATTCTTAACATATGATGCACCCAACAGAATTGTCTGTTTAATATCGGCTGCTTTTGCTGTTACGGCAAGTTTGATCTTACCTGCAAGAGTAGCAAATGATTTTGCAAATGGAGCAACTGCATCTTTAGCATATAAAGCATTTAAGTATAATGTTTCTGCTTTATCTTTGATCTTCGCTACTGTTGCAAGCTTAACCATTTCAGCGAGTGCTTTGAATGCTTTTCCTGCACCGCCCATCTGACCGATAAGTGACAAAAATTCAATTCCTTTGACTGCTGCATTAAAACCAAGAAATGCTACCGTGATTGCCTGCACTTCGCCTTGATGTTTATTGATCCAGTTTGCTAATCCGTTCAATCCCTTAACCAGAAGATCTAAGAATCCGATGATCGCATCTCCGACAAAGTTAGCAAGCGGTTTGAATAAGTGATCCCATGCCCACTGCCATAGTGGCTGCAATGCTTTGCATACTGCTGTCAGTACATTTAGTGCTGCAGCTAATAATTCAATCAGTTTTGGAGCAAGTTTCTGCATCGTCCATTTTCCTAATGGTACCAACATGTTCTTCCAGATCCATTTGAAAGCACCTATTGCAACCTTACTAAATGCACTAAAAGCTACTCTTAGCTTATCAATTGCTTTTCTAAGATTATCATAGCCTTTTCCAAGTTTCGTAGCTTTTTCATCTTCTCCTGCAGGAAGAGAACCCATATCCACAGTACCGCCAGATGTTCCACTACCTGCAGAACCTGTACCAGAAGATGGTGTAGAACTCTTTGATCCGGATGATCCTTTTGTTTCAGTCAATTTATTGATCTGATCAAATCCCATCAATCCAGAAATCTTCTTTGCTGTTTTTTTTGCAGTGTCTCCGACTTTTTTTGTTGATTTGTTCAGGCTGTTAGAAGCTCCTGTTGCCTTGTTTAAGCTATCTGATACTTTTCCCGCACTTGCTGCAGTCTTATCAAGACTTGTAGATGCCCCAGTGCTCTTCTTGCCCATGATCATTGTAGTAAATGACTTGAATGCGTTTGCAAGAGTCATCAGCTTTCCAAGAACGGTATTGATCACTTTAACAATCGGTAAAAAGAGATTGATCAATCCTTGTCCGATCGATGCCTTTAAGGAATCAAATTGTAATGATAATATCCTGATCTGGTTCGCCCACTGATCAGAGGTCCTTGAGAAGTCCCCTGTCGCATTCTGCAACTGTTGCTGTACGAATGCATATCTTAAGGCTACTTTCTCCTGTTCCGTCATGGCACTGGTCGTTTTACCGAATCCATTTGCCAGTGCGTATTGATCAAGAGCTGTCTGTGTCATTACAATTCCTAAATCTTTCAACGTCTCCGTTTCTCCGGAGAACACGGATTTCAGTTTCGTGAAAGCTTCGTCCTGCGAAATGTTATAGAAAGAAGCAACATCTCCAGCAAGTCCAGTAAGAGCCGTGCTCATCTTGTACGATTCTTTTTCAGAAAATCCAAAAGCGTTCGCCATCGCTCCGAATGTTCCTGTAAACTTCTTTGCCATCGTTTCAGAAAGTCCAAATGTACTTACTGCATTTTGTGCAAATTCGTTTACTTTTTTGTTCATTGTTGGAAATACTACATCGACAACGTTCTGTACCTCTGTCAGATTTGATCCTAGCTCAATACAGTCTTTCGCAAAACTTGTTAATTCTTTTACAGCAAAAGCACCGGCAAGCATCTTTCCTGTTTTCTTTGCGAGATTCTGTATTCCACCTAACTGTTTATTAAATTGTTGCTGATTGATCACCAGATCTAAGCCAATCTGTCCTGCACTATCTGCTGCCATACTTATCACCTACCTTGCTTTTTCACAAAGTAGGCTGGCTTAGCTACTACAACGGTGCTTACCTATGCTCTTCCCTTTGCGGATCCATACTATATTTACCTGTTTGCATCGGGGACATTTAATTTCCCCTTTTACATATTCTGCGACCATCAATGTCTGTCCGCATTCCTTACATTTTATCTTTTCAATTTGTTATACCTCCTGCCATATCAATAAATGCCTGTTTCATCGTTTCTAAGAAATCATTCGTTTCTTTTTCTGTCTTTGTCTTAGCGGCTTTTCTTCTCCACTTGTTCCTGATCTCTTTTTGTTCCGGAGTAAACTCTTTGATCACTTCGTTGTCATCTTCTAATCGGATAGATACGATCCGTCCTAAGGATGTATCTGGCCCTATTCCACAAAGCAGAGCTTTGAACTCGTGCCATTGCATTTCCTTAAATTCTTTGGAATAGATTCTGATTCCATACTGCTCCGCAAATGATGATACGATCAGATCCCAATCTTTAAACAGATCATATCCAGGATCAACTACTCCCCCGATTCTTCTTCACCATCAGTTCCAGAAATTAATGAAATTGCTTCCTGAACAACTACGGTATAATCATCAAATTTCAGATGAAGCTTTGCTAAGTCTTTCTGTGCTTTATCTGTAAAGATCAGCTTGCAAAGTTTTGAGATCGTTCCTGGAGTCACATCGTCTTCTGCATCTCCTAACTCTCCCATGACTTCGATCATAGTTGTCGCATCTGCATTCACTTCATATTTCTTTCCGTTGATCACTAATGCCGGATTCTCTTCAAATTTCAGCTTATCTGTAATATCTACTACTTTTCCCATTTTATCTCCCTTTCAAAAAAGGAGAGGTTTCCCTCTCCTAAACTCCTGGTGTTACTGTTGGTTTACCGTTGCTCTGTACTTCAAATTCCAGAGGTGCAACTGCTGTAGAATCTCCTGCTCCTACATTTGTCACATTGATAACTGCACTTGCAAACTTGACAACTGTTTTGTCCGGGAACGTCCACTGAAAATCTTTTTCTACATTCCTTCCATTTTTCCATGCCAATCCTGCAACCGCATCATTTCCGGCATCTCCTACATTTCGTTTTGCTGTAACTGAGATCGTAACGGATTTTGCGGTCATTAATCTGCGTGTCCACCCTTCTGTATCAAAGGGATTCCATTCTTCTACGCCGTTATCAAAGGACACATCAAATGTTTCACAGTCTGCGATATCTTTCATAGCTGCTTCTGATCCAGATGCTGCAGTGTCGATCTGAAACTGATTCTCATAGCAAGGATATACTCCGCTTCTAGCTGTTTCGCTCATCGTCTACCTTCCTTTCGTAATAAATGTCAAACCAAATGACACGTTCATAGATTCCTTTATCATCCGTTCCAACATCTACTGGCTCAGGAACCTGCATGGATAAGAAATCTACTTTTGTATCTTTGATCATGAATTGTTTCTGTGTTTCTAATATTTCAAACAGTTCGGCTGCTGCCTGTTCTGTTTCTTTTGAATTGTTGTTCCAGTGGACTAAGACAGATATACTTTTCGTATCATATTTCTTATATCCACCTACTGCGTAACGTTTTGGAGCATAGGAACTTCGTTGATACACTCCAATGGATCTGTCTTTTTTGTTGTCTAACTTTCCTGCGTAATAATGATCAGCTTCATATACTGTTTTCAGCCAGTCTTTTACATCTGCTAACAAAATCATACGCCACTCTCCCTTCGGTACAGTTTCTTAAATGCTTTTTGCGCAAAATCTTCATACAATCCGCCTGGAAGCCAAGGATTAAACCATTCACCGCCTGCAAACGGATTTTCGTACGTCTGAAAATGATATTCTGGGTGGAAATACAGTCTCCTGGCATACCGTGTCGTAGATACAATCCTCGCACGTCCTATTTTGCTGTAAGTATAATCGGCAAATGTATTATCAATTAGATTTCCTGTATCAAACGGCATGACCTGAGCTTGTTTAACTTCATCATGTAAAGCCTCTGCTGTCTGCTCTAACGCTGTAATTTGTGCCTGTGAAAGTTCTCTTAGTCTTTGTGTATTAATCTTTATAATTGAATTACAGCGGATCATCACATCAACTCCAATCTGGTATAATTGACACTTCCATCTGGATTTCTAGCTTTCTCTCCAGAAACAATTGTTCGTTCTACTCCGAAGATAATAGCAGTGCCATTACTAATCACAGCTACATCTGGGGCGATATCTCCACAAAAAAGAGCAGACCCCGTAACCTGTACGATCTTCTGCTCATTTGTCATAACTCTTTTCGCTTTGTCCTGATAATTGCATTTGAAATCTGCATCGATCAGAGTGATCGGCTGCCCTTCCTCTCCAATCTCCTCACTATCAATTCGAATGTGAATATCCGTCTGACACATTGATTTTGGAATTAACTCTGGCCATTTCATCAGATCGCCCCCAATCTCCTGCAGCACAATCCTGTCTGCTCTAACATCGCGTAATTATCAGCTTTCATGATCACTCCATCCTGAACTGTCACATTCCATCCACCGGCATTGATTCCCATTGACACGCCATTGATCGAATAAGAACTTAAGACACTGTTGATCAGAGATTCATTCTCTGCTTCAAAATCTGCCTGTTTGCAGACAACCAGACGAATCACATCTTTTTGAAACTCTGTCAGATTCTCAAATCCTCTTGCTACAATACGGTTAAATGTAAGCGTGTCAATGTGTCGGCTTGCGATATACAGTCTCTTTTCAAGATCATCTGTTGTGATCACACCACTGACTTTTTCATAATACTCCTGATCCACATAAGAAGTGAGTGCCATATGCACCACCTCCTACACTTCGGTATATTCCGTAGTGTCTACGTCAACGTAAACAGAATCAACCTTGCCATCTTTTCCGTTCGGGAATACAAATACGTCAGATAAAGTTCTGTTCTGATACAGATAACCATCACCTTCTGTATGTGTTCCTGGATCAAAGTAATAGATGGATGAGATCTTAGGAACTGTCTTACATGTCTGTCCGCATGCGATCAGCACATTGATCTTATGTGATCCTGTTACGGATTTACCTGCGTCTTTCTTTACTGGTGCAAATCCGCCTTCTTCAACTTCCCAGTTAAACTTATCATAGAAGCGTTCATCATCGATAACTTCCATAAGTGTTACGCCATCAATATCTGTGACTCGTGTTTCGATTCCCATACCGCCTTCTGCGATCTGAGTCATCTCAATCTTACGAGTAAATTCTGTAGACAGTTCTAACAGATCCATGATCGCAGATGATACATACATGATCAGTGATCCATTCGCTTTATATCTGCGAAGTTTTCCTGCTGCAAGGAATCCTTTTAACTTGCTGAATACATTTGCTTTTGTATAATCACTGGAAGCTGTTGAGCTGTGATATCCAGTCACTTTCTGTGCAGCCTGTGCTACTTTAGAGAAAAATAACGCATCTGTTTCTGGAACTACCTGAGTTTGTTCAAAGACTTTGGAAATATTCTGGATAGATGCTGTTGCGTTTGTCTCATCGACATCTGCTTTATCAACAAGAAATGATACATCTCTGTCGTGTTCTACGGTAAATGCAGTATCTGCCTGTGCATAAGTTCCTTTGTTCCATCCGCCATTTCGACTGTGGTTTTTGAATCCAGATACAGACATCTGTGTGAAGTGGAATGTTTTCGCATCCAACCATGTTACATTTGATGTTACAAATGGAGAAGTTAATGTTCCCTGCATTAAGATCTCCAGAAGTTCTGGCTCCCATACCTGTGCATAATTTAATGCCATTCTTTCTTACCTCCTAATTAAATCGGTTCCATCGTTTTGTTGGTACCGATTTCTGCTGTGGTGTATTGCCACCAGTCTCTCCGCCATGCTGCTGACCAACTCCGATCTGACGGAATCCTGTCTGCTGCTGTTCCTGTGGTTTTAACTGTGGCACATCTTCCAATACTTTGTTTAATACTTCTTTTAATTTTTCGGAATCAATCTTTCCATCCTGTACGACCTGTGACACGTCTGCCAGTTTTAACACGTAAGGCATTGTTTTTAAGTCGATCCCAAGTTCTCCAGATAACTTATAAGCATCACGCTCGATCATAGCTTTCTGTGCCATCTGCTGCGCGTTCTGTGCCTCGTTCTGGATTGCTTCGATGTTTGGTTCATTTGCAGCTTTCTGCTGCTTAAATGCCTGCATTGCCTGTTCAGCTTCTTCCTGACTTAAGCCCTGCTGTTTAAAGTAGGCTTTTAATGCAGTGTTTTCTTTTGCTGCTAATGTTCCATCCAACATCTGCTGAATCTTGTTGTAGTCAATCTGTGGCTGTGGTGGATCAGTTGCCGGTGGGGTCTGATTTGCTCCTGGCTGTGGTGCAGGTTCTCCCTGTCCTCCCGTTGGTTCTGATCCTGGTTCCGCAAAAAACTGTAGGTTCATATTTAATTTCTTTTTCATTGTTGCTCCTTTCCATTTTGTGGGTGTCTCCCAGTTATCCATTGTCTTCGGTGTCACCGCCCACGCATCTTTTACCCTCTTATCGTGTTTGGAGCATAAAAATAAGACGTCTTAACGGAACGTCTGCTACCGAGATTTATGGATCACCTCTTACTTTCTTGGCTTTGTGTTTCTTTTTGGTTTTTCTTCTTTCTCAGTTGCTTCCTGAGTTTCTGGTTCTTCTACAGGTTCAATGATTTCTTCCGCTACACCTGCTGCGATCAGTACCTGACCTCTTTCATCTGTAACGTCAAACTCATCTCCAACGTGTTTTTCAAAACCAAGTTCTCTGTCGTGATAATTGTAAGTTACTCTTACTTTCATTGCTGGTCCTCCTTTCCTTAAAAATGGGTATAAAAATACCACCAACCATTTCTGATCAGTGGTATTATCTATATCTTTTACTTCTTATCTTCATATTCTCTCACAATCTTCTTCATATACTCTCTGTATTCCTCTATCCCGTTGAAGCATTCCCAATGATACGGAATCCATTCACCAGTTATTTCATAACATCTCCTTTTTAAATACTGAATTTCTTCATCTTCTTTTAATGCCTGAATCAATTTTTTCATTCAACCAGCTCCTTATATGCCTTGAATATTCCATCTAATATTTTTTCTTTTTCATCCAATTCAAGTACATCTATGCTGCTTAAATTCGCAAATATTTCCATCGCCTGTACTTTAGGATTCGATTTCCAATAACTCTTTTTATGCCCTACTGGAACTATAATCTCACCTTCACTCAATGCGCTGATAATATCTGAAATTGCAAAGCTGTACTCATACTTCCCATTTTCTTGAAACCATTCTTGAACTTCATCTCTTTTATCATATACTTTTTGTCTACATTTTTCAATTTCTTGAAGAAATCTTTCATCTTTCCAACTATTGTATTGTAGAAAATCCATTCTATGTGTTATTTCATGCGAAAATACATAATCCATATCGTACAATTCAATATTAGGTGCTTTAGAATTGTATTTTATAATATCTTCATTAGGCAAATATGCAAAAGGCACTTTAAGTTCTTGGTCTTCTACAAATTCTACTGTATCCACAAAAAATGACATATTAGCCTTGTGTCTTGAATTATCTATGTTATTTTTTATCTTTTCTTTGAATACTTCGAGAGAATCCTTTATATTAAATCCTTCTGCTTTCTTTTGAAACTCTTGTTTCCATTCTCCAAGTTTTATTTCATACTTTTCTTTATTTTCTCTATCTAATGAATAATTTGCCAGTCTTCTAAATTTCTCTTTCTGTCTTTTGGCATATTGTTGCTTCTGATCATCCTTATAATCATCCTCAACTTTTTTAATCTCTTCCTTTGAAAACTTATCGTCTGGCGGTGTACTGATTCCAGGGAAGTATGTTGTGTGACTGTCTTTGCAGTTTGGATGATAAAGTCCTGCTGCCATTGCAGAACTCATCAATGGATAACTTCCATCCTCACTGCTTCCACCACTCCACACATCGTCGATCAGAATCTTTCCAACAAACGGCAGGCACTTTGGGCACGGATTTCCTCGCTTATTCATGATTACAAGATGGCAACCCCATTCTTTACGCTTTTCTCCTTCTCCAGTAAGATAAGCTCTCTTACTTGCTGTTCGGATTGCCATACCTGCGTATTCTTCTATTCGATGCATTGATCCATTCTTGTACTGGATGCATTGGATACCTGCTGCAAGAAAATCCTTTGTTGCCATATCTACAGCTTTTTCATAGGTGCCAACACCACTGTTCGCATATACCTGTGTATTGAATATCGTCTTTCGGTACTGATCATTTGCACGTCTTAGCATCGCTGTGTCTGCATTACCCATATCAGATACAGTTGCATCGATCAGTGCGTTCATCTTGCGATCATTAATCTTGAAGAATGCTCCATCGATATCTCCTGAACCACCAGATGCCTGCCCGATCGTTTCAAGGATATGTGCTTCCTGGTCTAGATATCCACGTTTTCGAGATTCACTAATAATCGCAGGAATGCTTGAATTGATTTCTTCAAATTGGCCATTATATTTTTTTGCATTTCTCTTGCGGTACTCTTCTAAAGCTCTTAACTGTTCTGCCTGCCACATCCCCCATTCGATACCTTCTTTTGTTTCTTCTGCTCGGTGTCGCTGCATATTACGCATCATCGATGCGATCAGTTCATCTTCTATCCGCTTAAGCGCTTCTTGAATATCGTAATCATTCATCTTTCACCTGTGTTGTAATACACTTTATACCCACGTTTCTTAAATTCTCGTTTCATCTCCTTGAGCTTTGACATGCTGCTGCACCTGTCCTTTCTCATCTCGATGATTCCGTTTTTCTCAATCGCATAAATACCAAACGGAACGTGATCACTCATCTGTCTTAGGAACTTTTTCGTCTCCTGTCGGCTCATTCTGTATGAGTGGTTCATTATTGTTACTACCATTTGATTCTCCTATCTGAAAATCTCCTGCTGCCGTATTGACCGCCGGATCTTCTACTTCCATGATTCCTTGTTCTGCTTTCAGTCTTGCGACCTCTTGTTTCTTCCATTCATCGTCTCTGGAATCGCCATACAGCTCGTCCACACAAGCTTCAACGCTCATGACTCCCTGTGATCTTCCTTTTCCAACAGTTTCAACCTGGCTCTCGAAAGATGGATTGGCATATTCTCCAAACGTTACATCTACCTCGACATCATCATTACTGCTCTGCCCATTTAGTTCACGGTATGCTTTGATACTTACCTTGATCAAACTTTGCAAGTCTTCCTGCAATGCGCCTACGATCGCATTTCTGCTATAAAGTGTAGCTTTCTCTTTTTCTCTCTGTGCATCTGCGTTATCCAGTTTCTTTACGTCAATCCCTAACGTTGACGGACTGATCAGACCTTGCAAACATAAATCCAGTGCTGTTATGTATGCTGATAGATAGCTTTCATGTGGAATCTCTGGTTGCTGCAATACAATCTCATTCTTTGCACCTTCGTGCATGTCGGAATCTGTTTTGATGTATCGATTATCAAATGGATTCACTGGTAATGTCGCTCCTGTTTCTGGATTTCTTGGAATGAAACATTCTGGAATATACTCTTTACTTCGTCCGGATCGCACTGCATCCATCCATTGACTGAACGCTTCATCGAACGCATCAAACGCATCAATTTTACGATCAAAGATACTCTGCCCTCTACTATCCCATTTTCCTGATTCAAAGAACATAAGCGGTACAGCGAGCATATATTCGCCACGTTGCTTAATCTCTCCATCTTTGCCTTCCTGGTATGTTGAGAATGCCAAGTTCTGCAAGTTTCTTGTTTCATCCAGTGCATCAAGTGGTACTTCCTTATCATCACATGTCAGCTTGTATTTGATATACCCATAGCCGTAATACTCATGCAGGATATACTCTCTTCTCTTATGGTCATAAACCGTTTTGAACTCAATCTCTGTGATTCTGCCACGGTTATTCTTAACCTCAAGTCGTTCTCCAGGATAGTACTCAATGATCGGATACTGTGAAAGACTTGTATCAAATGTGACCTTAAAAGCTCCATCTCCGATGTACAGAGTTTCTTTCGTTGCTTTCTCCAGTCGCTTCTTGATCTTGTTCTCTTTCGCGATCTCATCCCAAATATCCTGATCCTGCTTCTTTTTAAAATCAAAATCGTTTAGACTGGCAAGAGTCACACTTGTGAGCATGTCCACGATCAGCGATGGAAGTCCTGTATGAATCTTATTGATCTCCATCCCTGGACTGCACTTCGCCGCCCAGAAACTCTGCCGGCTTGTATTGATAACAAGCTGTCGGTACAGCTGTTCCAGTTCGTTGCTGTCCCCTCTGTACCAGATACGGTTTTTAATTGCATTTGCTTCGTAGTCCAATGTTTCAGTTATGTTGATTCTTGAGGGATTCGCCGGCTGTACATTTAACCAACTGCGAATCCCTCCTTTTACTTTTTCCATGATATTATCCACCCATTTCATCTTTGTCTCCTATTTGCATCTTGTATGGCAGCCATGCATACTGACTGGCATTGATCGTATGGTCGTTTCTATCCTCTGGTTCATTGTTCTTATCTTCTTTCCAACTGTATCGTTCAAGTTCTGAGATATGGTTAACACAATGTTCAAGGACTAAATAGGCATCCTGTTGCAACCATGAGATCTGCAGCAGGATCCTGTCTATGATCGTCGTTTTCTTGTATGCCGGAATGAAATTATGCGCACTGCCATGCAGACGTTTGTGTTTGTTTAACTCTGTGATCGTTGCCTGATCGGCAGAATCTATGAATACATCTCTTGCGAATCCCCATTCTTTCCTGTTTGTTTCCAGAAAGTCTACAAAGTTTCGCACCGTATCTGATGGTGCTAGTGGGATTGTCAGATCTGCATTGCTGTAAATCTTCTCATCTACTGTGATCACTCTGCGATCTTCTGTGATGATCTGGTAAATCATAGCAATCGTATCTTCAGACTCAGAAGAGTAAGAAGTATCCAGACCTGCAGTGATGGTTTTTATCTTGATCTTTCCATCTTTTAGCTGTTGCTTTAACCACGCCTTTGTTTTAACGTGTCGTTTCCGATCAAAATTCGAAAAGACAAGACCTGTTGCTTTTCCTCTTAGCCCTTCAATCTTGTTCTTCCAGATCTTCGTCCCTTTTGGAGTGTTGGCGATGATCTTGTCTAGTTTTTCTTTTGGTAATCCCAAATTATGAACAAAAGAAAAGAACCAATGGACCCAGTTAGGTTTTGATTCTTCTTTTAACTCATCTTTTATTTCTTTTGGTGTTTCTTGTTCCCACTCTGGAAGTGGTCTGGAACAATTTATGTATTCTTTGTAAATCGGCAGTGCCGGATCATCAGGGTTTAGTGTTGCCATCAGGTAATCACAACGCATCGCTGATTCTCGCACAAAGTCAATATCTGCTGTATTGATCTCATCAATGTATAAACAACCATACTGACCACCTAAGGCTTTCTGCCATTTTTGTTTGTCTCCATATCCAAGTACATAAATAACTTTATCGCCTTTGCTTGTGTGATACAGTAAATGCGGAATCTTATCATCTTTGGTTCCGTTTCCGTGGTACTCGACTAATTGCCCAAAATCATCAATGATACCAAGGTCTTTGTTGATGATGTTCTTTTCTGCGGTACCGGTATCTTTCGCTGCAAGGATATGCAGTTTCTTTGGAGATTCTGCTACCTTAAGCATGAACTTGAAAAGACCTACTGTCGTTTTACCTGCTGCCGTTGTGCTAACCTTCCAAGAACTCAACAGGCGCATCACACCTTATAAAAGCTTTGTACTTTTTAGATAATAATAATCTTTCGGAACTCATTGGAATTAATCACCCCCTATACAAAAAAAGAATATTAATTAATCATTTTCTTTATATTCCCAACAATATCCATATGCACTTTTACATTTTCCTCTTGCACATCTGCTAATCAACCTATCTTTTTGTGTTCCCTCTCCAAATAAATATCGTGCTGCCTCACGACAATTTATAAATTCCTTCAAAGTCTTTCTTGTTTCTTTATCTAACTGAATTACTATTTTGGTTTGTCCTTTTTGCTGGTTGATTTTTTGCATCTTTTCTCGATATTCTTTTGTGTTATGTGCTTCATTGCTCTTTTCCCTAGATTTTATATTCATATCTTTATAATCTGGATTCATCAAGCCATACTCTATTGCATGTTTAGTATTTTCTTTACTCGTTACCCATTCTAAATTATTGACATGGTTATTTTCTTTATTACCATCAATATGATTAACATAATTTTTACCGCTTAATCGTTTTATGAATGCTTCTGCGACAAGTCTATGTACTGATTTTACTGTTGGTTTTTCGTACTTAATATTGCCTTTTCTCAAATTAACTCTTAAATATCCATTTCGAGCTTTTCTCGCACTTATAATCTGCCCTGATTTATTATTTTTAATCCTGCCCAAATTGCTAACCGAATATCTGTCATACTCTTTAATAATTTTCCATTTTTCCTGTTTTGGCATATCGTTTACCTCATTTTTTTTGAATCTTATAAGCTAATTATAACTTACATTTTCAAAAATATACACTCATTTACCCACCTCGCATCTGATTGATCAGATCATCAAGTTTGGATTTTTCTTCTTCCAGACCAGATACTTCCATGCGATCTTTGAACATTCCAAGGTGCCTTCCTAATAGTTCTAATGCTTTCCCTTTATCATTCAGCTTAATTTCTACGCCATTGCGCCCTTCTTTAATTCCTGCGATCGCTCTTACCATCGTATCGGATAAATCTGCGGTATTTTTTATAATCACTTGTCCATCTCGGACCTCGGCGTAATCTGTAGCTTTTGCAAAGGCAATTGATGCTAATTCATTAAGCACTCGATCTTGCGTGATCTCTGTTCTTTCACTTCGCTCCTGCATTCGAACACTGATATACTCAGACACATCTTTAATTTTTAGCAATCTGCTTGCGGCAGCTGCTGCCGTATCTCCATCCTTCACTCTTGGATATGCAACTCTGTAAGCCCGAGATGCATTCAGATCTATCAGGTATTCATCGGCAAATAGTTTTCTTTTTTCTGTTAATGCCATCTAGGCTCACTCCTTTCTCTAAAATGGACCTCCAGGGACTCGAACCCCGGACCGATCGGTTATGAGCCGATTGCTCTGACCTGCTGAGCTAGAGGTCCTTATGCCGGATTACTCCGGCTCAGACTGTAGACAAACTAGGTGCTGGGATCATCCCAGCACCATTTTTTCCTTTA